AACGGTTGTGTTGAGCGCCGTAGGCGTCAACGTGATGGTGGGTGGTGCTGTATATCCCCACGCGGGAGAGAATCTGACACGCACCTCCGTATCTGTACTTGAGGTGGGAGCAACATCACTGGGGAATAGCTTTTGCGTTTGTCCTGGCGACTTATCTATGTCCAGGAACAATATCGTGGACGTTGAAAGAGTCCACGGACGACTCGGCCTTAGTGATTCGATGAAACCCTTTACTTGCATCTCAGACGTAGAAACTGGGTACTCGGCAAACCCATTGGGCCCGTTTCGGACCCAGAGCGTGCGGTCGTTGCGTATGGCCGCGATAGCTCCTCCGTTAGAAAACAACGTGGCGTCATGCCATGTTTGCGTTGACAACGGAACCAGCAGCGACGCCTCATTTGCTGTTGCTGTTGCGGAATCAATCAGCAAGTTGGAGATGGCTCCACTTCCATACAGTTTGCCCTGTTCGGTCAAAGCAATGACTGAACGGTTTTGCACGCATACTTTTTTCCATTTGTGCAGTTGCGTGCTCGCCGCACGTTCGTCTGCCGCAACGATGTGAACTGGTCGCGTGAATATGCTGTTGCGGGGGCTGCCTACTGACTCGCCGACTAGCAAGAATGGCTGGCCCCAGCCCGCCAAGTCCCCGTTGTCTCGAACGGCAACAGCAAAACTCCTGTTGAGACCTTGCTCGCGGTAGTCGCAGTCCAGCGAGCGAAACGATTCAAAAGACTGCTGGGCCGTGCCAATGCGTGCGAGTGAGACAACTGGCTCCGTTGTAGAGGCGTCGTGCACTGGCACGTAGCTTCTGCTTGCTCTGCCACCTTCGGATCTCCTGCCAACTGCAAGCAGTGCGTTGGCGGGCACAGTAGTGGTAGGCGTCCCAGGGTTGCCCCAAGAAAACACCCGTGGATTACCCTTGCCACGCAGCATCTACGACTCCACATCCACGACCGTTAGTAGCGTGCCTATTCTTTGCACGGTTAGCAGCACGCCCTGCGTTGTGTTTGTGCCAGATCCAGTAAATCCGGGGATGATGGCAAACCTGTTTACGGCCATCGCGGTGTCGCCAGACACTATGATGCCATTCGTGTTTTGCACTGCCAGATAAATCTGGCGTTGGGTGTTCTTCGTCCAGCTAGTGGTGGCGGTGTATCGCGCAAACCGCAGTTGACTTGGGACGGATGCACTAGGGATACGCTGAAACGTCAGCGGCGAAGCCGCCGGGGGCGTCAACTCGGCCTGACGCACCACGCCCGCAATCCGCTCTGCGGATTCGCGGGTGAACTGCACGGCGTCGAGTGGGCCTTTTCTGCGTGCCATGTCAGGCGGGCGGCGTGCCGAAGAGCGTGGTGAAGTTGGCCACCTGATTCACCCGACGGGGCAGAACCTCCGGCTGGCCGCTCGTCTGGTTGCCGCTGCCGTCCAGGCCGACAGGGTTGGCCGACGCCACCCACTCGCCGTTCTCGAAGTCAAACACCATAGCCCGCCGCTTCTGGCCGCCGCTCAGGTAGTTCCAGCCCACGTCGGGCAGCTGCAGCACCCAGCCGGTCTGGCGGTACATGAGCTCGATCTGCGTGGCCCAGTACGAGTAAGTGGCGTTGTTGAAGAGCTCGATCGTGAATGTGGAGTTCACGCCCGCACACTTCCACGTATACGCCGCACCGCCGAAGTAGTCGCCGTCGTTGACGGTGTTCGTTGCGCGCATCTGCGACGACGGAAAGGCGGTGTAGTTCCTGCGAATCGTCGCCCTCACCATGGCCTCGTCGGTCGTGATGCCCTCGAAGTAGTCGTAGGCAGAGTTAGTCAGTGGCCGCAGGTCTTCGTTGCCCGTGCCGTGGTAGTAGTACAGGGCCGGCACTTGGCTGGGCTGCGACTCGAAAGACCACTCGGCAGCACGAGACGCCGGTGCCAGCAGTTCGTTGGCCGTCACGTTGCCGTACTCGGCCACCACCTCGACGTGGTAGGGCGAGTCGTTGAACCGCTCGTTAATGACGATCTTGCGAAGACCGAGAGCGGACCACGTCGGATGCACGTTGCCGAACGCGCTCAGGTTCATATCGACGTTGCTGAGGATGTCCGTCTCAGTCAGCGGCGTGTTTTGCAGCGTGTTGTCAGTTAGCGTGACGGCCCAGCGGCGAGTCGCTACCGGCTGCGTGCCGAGCGTGAAGTCAGACGAGCGTGCCAGTTCGGTGACGGATGCAATGCCCATCAGGTCGGCTCCCCGAATGACGAGTAGCCCACAATGGCCACCGGCTGGTTGAAGTAGTTGCTGGCCGCCTGGCCGATGCCCGTGGCGATCCGCTCGAGCAGCTTGGTCTGTAGCCGCTCTTGCACCAGCCGTGGATCCTGGGCGTTGGCCGTCAGGTTCAGCACCAAGGCGGCACCCTCGGCGGTGCGGATGTCGCTGCCCGTGATGGTCTGCGAACCGAGCGTGTTCAGCTTGGTGAGCCGCTCCTCCTGTCGCTTGGCTTCGGCCTCGGCGGCCTTCTGCTGCTCCTCCAGAACCTTCTGCTGGTACTTGAAGATTTCTTCCTGCACACGCCGCTGCTCGTTGGCGGCGGCCTCGGCGGCTTGCTGCTGTTGCCGCTGGTATTCCTCCTGCGCTCGCAGAGCTTCTTCCTGCTGCCGCTTCTCAGCAGCAAGTCGCTCATCGGCGGCCTGAGCCTTCAGCCTCTCGGCTTCTTCGATGTTGCGGATCTCATTGTTGAAGAGCTCCTGCTGCCGGGCCACCTCGGCGTCGAATACCTCTTTGTTGATAAAGCCCGCCTTCGCCATAGCCTGTGCGGAAGCGATGCCTTCCTCAAGCCGCATCGCGGCATCCGCGCCGGCCTGGCCAAACTCCTGCGACTTCTCGACTAGCTTCTGGATGTTCTCGTCCACCGCCTGGAACGCAGCCTGAAAGCCTTGGCCGAAACCCTGCGCAAGAGCCTGCTGCTGGTCTTGGAGCTTGCCCTGCAACTGGTCAAGCTCGCCTTGGCGGGCGGCTGCGGCGTCAGCCTCGGCGACGTTGTTGGCCTTTCGTGCTTTGGCGAGTTGCTCCGACACACGGGCCTGCTCACGCTGGACGACTAACAAGTCCTGCTCGATGCGTGCCGCCTCGTCGTTGGTCTGCAGCAGCTGGTCGAGCCGCTTGCCGTCTGCGTCGGCCTGAGCCTGTGCAGCGTCGGCAGCCTCCTGCCGCAGCTGCCGCTCCTTGGTAATCTCGCCGTTCAGCCGCTCCATGAATCCGTTCATGATCTCGATCTGGTCGGCAGTCAGTTCGCCCTCTGCCGCCATCTGCGAGAACGTGGCCAGCGTGGCCTGCGACTGCTGCAAGAACTCAGACGCCCCGCCCTCAGCGGTGGACAGGAATTGGTCGAGCTCTGCCGTGGCTGAGGCAAGGTCTGACTGCACCTTCACTTCGGGCAGGCGGGCGTTCTGGATCTCGGCTCGCAGCCCGGCAAGGAACTGCGAGGCGGCACCTTGGCCTGCCTGCTGTGCGTTGCCGTCGCCACCCGTGAAGATGCTGTTGAACGTCTCGGCAGCGTTGGCTGCGGCGGCCTCCATCTCACGGGAGTTTCTTTCCGTGGACTCCATGCCGGCGTCCACCAACGCTCGGCCGTACTCCTCCAGGTCGGAGTCCACGAAACTGCCGAGCCCTTGGAGCACCTTGCCGAAGCCGACGATGAGTGCGTCGATGCCCAGCTGCAAGACGTTAAACACCACACGGAAGGCTTCAGAGACACTGAGCAGCACCTTGGACGTGACATCGAACACGTCGGCCGCAAATGCGAACACCTCGCCAAGGTTGCCAAACTCCTCCACGAACTTGTCGAAGATGGCGGCGAAATAGGACGCACCCTCGAGCAGTACGTCAGTGATGGCATTGGCGATGCCGGTGCCGCCGGTGCCTTGTGCTCCGCTCCACTCCTCAACGAATCGCAGGAACTCGTTGGTGACGGCCGTCACGGCCGGCGCAAGGTTGCCAATGACTTGGCCCACGATGCCGTTGATGGTTGCGGCTACCAGATCAAAGGCGTCGTTCATGTCGCCGACGTTGTTGACTTGCGTTTCGCTGATGATGATGCCGAGCCGCTCGGCACGGGCCTGCAGTTCTTCAATGCTGGCCGCCCCTTCACGAAACAGCGGAGCCAGGGCGGCGCCCTGCTTGCCGAAGATGGCGACAGCGGCGGCAGCACGGTCAGCGGCCGTCGGCAACTGAGAGATGGCTTCGCCGATCTCTGAGAACTGCTGCTCTGGCGACAACGCCCGCAGTTCCGCCAGCGACAGGTTGATGCCCTTAAGAGCCTTGTCGAGTGCGTCGCCAGGCGTAGCTTTGCCGATGTTCACAGCCAGCCGCTGCACGGCGGTGCCGAACTGCTCGGTGTCTACGCCGGCGAGCTTCGCCGCCAGCGAGTAGCCCTGCAGGGCCTCGATGCCAATGCCTGTGCGTGCAGACAGGTCGTTAAAGGCGTCGGTGCTTTGGGCAATGTTTGCCACCAGCGACGTGACTCGGTTGGCCACGTCACGGAACACGTTGGCGATCGCCTGGACGCCGCCCACGAACAACCTGCCGAGCTCGATGCCGGCGAGGATCTTCGTATTGCGGGCCAGTGATTCCAGGCTGGTGTCGGCCTTCTTGGCGTTGTCGCTCGTCTTGTCGAGATCCCGCTGGGCCTTCTCCAGGGCTCGGTTGTACGTCTCCTGCGAGATGCGGCCGGCACGCAGTTGGTCGTTGAGCTCGTCAACCGCCTCGGTGTACCGCTCCTGCGGGCTGATGTTCGCACGGGTAATTTCGGACGCACGCTGCAGGAGCTTCGTTTCCTTCTCAATCTCCTTGCCGAGGTTGGCATACGCTTCGGCAAACTGCTTGGCGTTGATCTCGCCGCCCTGCAACTGCGTCACGAGAGCGTCGAAACTTGCAGCCGCAGCACGCTGAGCGTTGGCCGCCGCTTCACTGCTTCCGGCGAACTGGTCAAAAACGCTCGTGAGCTTGTCGGCGTTCTGCCCCAGCTTCTCAAGCGCCCGCTCGGCCGGCGTGAGGTTCTTCACCACGCCCGAGGCGTCGGCGGAAACCTTCATCGCAAGTGAGAGGATGTTGGCCATGGCTACTGCTCAAAGATGCCGGCGAGCTTTGCGAGCTCTCGGGCCATCTCCTCTGATGTCTGCGGTGGCTTCTCGGTCGGGACGAAATCGGACGCCTTCGGTGCCTTGCCTTTCTCGCTGTACGGTGCGAGCACGGCACTCGTGAGCAGGCCCGTCTGCTGCCATGGATCCGGCAGAGCGTGGTAGTAGCGTGTGAACGCCACCCACTCACTGAGCTCTTGCGAATCCATGCGGCGAGACAACTCCCGCACCGTCATGCCTAGGTGCCCGGCGAGGCGGAAAAGAAACCTCCGCATCGGCCGGGTCTTCAGTTTTTTGCGAGTTCCTCCACGTCGCTCTCGGTCATGTTGTTGTGCTTCATGGCCTTCTCGAAGAGCTTCGACACGACGGCCGACGACTTCTTCGCCAGCTGCTCGATGCCCTGCTCGTCGAAGAGCCGCTCGCCACTCTCGGGGTGGCACAGGCAGCGGGCCAGGTACTTCGTTCGGAAGTTGTCGATGCCCCGCTCCTTGTTTCCTATCCATTCCTTTTCGTAGGAGTCCCGCTCCTCGACGGTCATGACACGGATGCCGAGCACCAGCGGCTTACCGCTGGCGTCCTTCCACTCCTTCACCGTCACCTTGAGCACGGACAGATCGTCCGAGGCGAGAATCTGGGCGGCGAGTTCCTGCACAGTCAGAGCCATGGCATCTCCTAGGGTTGGATCCTTAACGTGACGGTGTACCGTGCCACGTCATTGGCAATGCCCTGGAGCGTGAACTTCTCGAGCACGGCGGTGCCAGAGTAGGCAAGGCCACCGCCCGCAATCGAAACCGCAGCACGCTTGGCGTACTTGGCCGTCGAGATGTTCGCAGTCGTCAGGCACGATATCTCTATAGTGCCAACGTCAAGCGTCCACGTACTCGCACGAGCCAGCGGCAGCGAGCCGCCGTGAGTCACGCGCAACTCGGTGACTTCACCGAATGACACGCCGTCCCA